TAATGATGAATGTATCAGGTTCGAGATTGGACAAGGTGGTTCTGATAGGGGTGACGTTTATGAAGTCATTATTACGATTGATGTTAGATCTAAAAATCCTAATGATGCTGAAGAAATAGCATTAATGTTAAATAAAAATTTACATCATATAACAAATAAAAAAATTGGTGAACATGAACTGATTGTTGTTAGTAGAAGACGTGTATATCCCCTTTATATAGGTGTGGATGAAAATGAACGTCACTATTACACTTCAGACTATTCACTATTATTAACTTAAAAAAAGAAGAGGAGTTGAAAATTATGGGTAAAATTGCTGGTGTTGATGTATTACTCAAAATTAAAAATGATGAAGGGAAGTTAGTTGTCGTTGGTGGACAAACTGATACAACCTTAAATCGAGAACGTGAAACAATTGATACAACTGATAAGACAAGTGGCGGATGGAGTTCAAGTATTCCAGGTATTGCTTCTTGGTCATTTGATTCGGGTGGTTTCGTTGTTCTTGGTGATCCAGAAGAATCTTTTGATTTGATGGAAGATGCTTTTTATGAAAAGAAAGAAGTTTATGTAGATATTCGAGTTGGAGAAAAAAGTTCTGAACATGGTAGAAACTATAAAGGTTCTGGATATATTGTTGACTTCCCACTTGAATTCCCTAAAGATGATGCGGTGACATTCTCTATTTCTATTTCAGGTAATTCAAAACTTGAAAAGGTTAAAGGAGTAGATAATGGTGATGGGGGTACTAATCCAAACCCGGAGCCTGAACCTGAGCCAGAACCAACTGACACAACTGGCCCAGTAATTCAAGAGGTCAATAGAACATACAATCCTGAACTTAACACATTAGATATTGAGTTTAATGTAACTGATTATGGTTCAGGGATACATCAAGTATCAAATCATAATGACTATGATACTTATTTTAATCCTGGTGTAACAAGTCATAATCTCACTCTAACACACACATCAAATGGAAGTCATTTGCTGACTGCTACTGATAACAGTTTATATTTTACTGACTTCTACTATGAGGTTACTGAAATAACTGAAGTAGTTGATCCTACAGTTCCCCCTAATATCGAAATAACAAATGGCTATTATGGAGGCACAGAAGCAAATACATCATACACAGTTGATTATACAGCTTCTATTGGATCTGGAGGTAGCACTTTAGAAAAAGTTGTTCTTTTTAAATTTGTAACTGATACTGAAGTTGGTATAGAGTTACTTGAAGGTGGTACTACTACATTTAGAGGTTCATTTAGCGTAACTGAGAATGGAAATTACAGTATCTTTGTTCATGATTCACTTGGAAATACAGGATCATTACCATTCGAAGTTACTGGTATTGTAGTTGCTTAGATTTAATAAAATTAAGCCCCATGATTCTAACGATGAATGGGGCAATACTTAAAAGATTTCCCTTCATAGGGAATAAAGAATGAAATGGAGATGATAGATAATGAAAACAGCGACAGTACAAGTTGGTGGAGAAGAGAAAGTTGTTAAATACCCTGTATGGAGTGGTATTTTATCTAAAAAGAAATATGGTTTTAAGCCATTAGAATTTATGATGGAAAAAGCTAATGAAGGTAATGATGACTCAATTACACTTGATGAAGAAGAATTACTAATGCTTTTATGGGCGGGTCTCATTTGGCAAGAACCTGAATTAGAACTACAAGAACTCGGTGAAAAAGTTGAATATTCTGAATTAATTAATGCCAGCAAATCGATGATTGAAGTCATCGTTGATGCTGAAAAAATAAAAAAGCAGTAAACGTTGTCGAGTTACTCGATTACTCTGAAATCAAAAAATATTGCTATGGCTATTTCAATATGAGACCTAATGACTTGAATGAAATAAGTGAATGGGAATATATAGAAATGGTTGATGGACTAATGATGAAAGAGACCGAGCAACGAGATAACAACGAGAAACTTATTGATTATATCGCTGACTTCTTTTCTCAAGCTATTGTTGTTGATATGGCTGGCAAGGTTAGGAAAAGCAAAGTTCCTAAAGTTGAGGATGTAAAAAAAGGACTATTTGAAACTACTAAGTCAAGAGAAGAAAAAGCGTTAAAAGAATACGAAGAAAAACACAAAACCAAAGAAGAAGTTGAAAAAGAGAAAGAAAATAAAAAGAATGAAATAAGAAAAGAGCAAGCCAAACTAAAAGAAGCGTTTGGCATAAAATAAACAACTTATGCCGCAGCGAATATATCGTTGCGGTATTTTTTTATATAAAAAAAGAGGATAAGGAGGGATAACATGGCTGTTTCAACTATAAAAGCCGACATTCAAATTGATGGGTTAGGTGATGTAAAGAAATCACTTTCTGGATTGAAAAACGAAATGGATGACGTGAAAAAAGAAACTGGTAAAGTGCAAAAATCTCTAAAAAAAGCTGGGGATAGCGTTAAAGGTTTTGGATCTTCTGTGAAAGAGGCCGGAGAAAAAATGTTAGTACTAACTGGAGCAATAGTTGCTGCTGCTGGGGCATCAATTGCTTTTTCAAACGAAATAGAGAATGCACTGGTTACAATGCAGAGACAATTAGGCGCCAGTGATAAAGAGATGAAGTCTTACGAAAAATCACTCAAGGAAGTTTCTAAGACAGGTGTAGGTACTTTTGAAGAAGTTGGAGATGCAATGTCTAAAGTACTTCAGTTTAACCCTAAAATGAATACTCACGACCTCGAAAAAACTACAAAACAAGCTATGATGTTAGCAAAAACAATGGACGCTGATGTTGGAGACGTAATGAAAACACAATCCATCTTAATGAAACAATTCGGATTGAGTGGTAAAGAGGCATTTGATTGGATAGCTAAAGGTCAACAAAATGGATTAAATGGTAGTGGAGATTTATTAGATATAGTAAGTGAATTCAGTGTGCAATTTGAAAGATCTGGTGGTACTGCTGATGATTTCTTTGGTGTGTTAAAATCTGGTGTTAATGAAGGTGTTTTTGATTTAAGTAAAATTCCTGATGGATTAAAAAATATGATGGATTCTACAATGGAAAGCTCTGAAGAGATGACCGAAATATTTAAAACACTGGGGATTAATCATAATGAATACACAAAAACGATGGATAAAGGCGGAGAAAAGGCAACAGAAATGAGAAAAAAGGTAGTAGACTCATTGATGGCTATAAAAGATGAACAAAAAAGAGCAGAATTAGGTGCCACTATATTTGGCGGAGTATGGGGTGATATTGGAGAAAAAGGAGTTGCGTCATTAGGAAGTTTAAACGATGAAATTAAAAATGTAGCTGGCTCGATGGAAGACTTAGAAGGAAGTATGACATTTGAAGAAGAAATGCTTGGTATGTGGAATGAAGTAAAAATAGCAATGGAACCTTTTGGAGAGGCATTGAAGGAATTGGCATTGGAACATCTACCGCCAATCATTGATGCGATAAGTGAATTAAGCGAGTGGTTTACTAACTTGTCACCAGAATCAAAAGAGATGGTTTTAGGCTTTATAGGTGTTGTTGCTGCTATCGGACCACTTTTAATTGCGTTAGGAAGCTTAATTATTTTTATAGGATCTGTAATTACAGGAATTGGTAAGATAGCTGGAACTCTTACTTTCATTGGAGGTATTATTGTAAAAGTAGCTGGGATAATTGCAGCATTTTTTGCAACTACTGTTGGGTGGGCTGTATTAATAATAGCTGGTGTTGCTGCTTTAGCTTACTTAATTATAAAATATTGGGATTATGTATGGGCAGGTATTAAATTTGTATTAAACGCTATATGGGAAGCTATTAAAATGCATTTCACAATTATATTCAAAATTATCAAGTTTGTATTAACAGCCATATGGGAAGCTGTTAAATGGCATTTCACAATTATATTTAACATTATTAAATTCGCAGTAATAGCTATATGGAATATTATTAAGTGGGTAGGTCAATTAATATTCAACTTCTTTAGTTGGGTAGGAGAAAAAATAATAGGGGCAATTAATTGGATAGTAGGAAAAATAACAGGCTTTGTTAGTAAAACATCGGAAAACTTCCAGAAAATGAAAGACTCGGTAAGAGAAAAAGTTTCAAGTATGGTGGATGGAGTTAAAGAAAGATTCCAAAACATGAGAGATAGGGCGACTGAAATTTTTACGAATATGTGGAATAAAACAAAAGAGATATTTGGAAAAATAAAAGATGCTATCACTTCTCCAATTGATAAAGCAAAAGAATTAATTGGAAAAGCTATCGATAAGATAAAAGACATCCTTGATTTTGACTTTAAATTACCAAAATTAAAATTACCTAAGTTCAGTATGAAAGGTAAATTTAGCTTGACGCCACCATCAGTTCCTAAATTAGGTGTTGATTGGTTTGCTACTGGTGGTATTGCAACTGGTCCATCAGTTGTCGGTATCGGTGAAGCTGGTTCAGAGGCGATTCTACCACTTTCAAACAAAAGTAAGATGAAACCATTCGCTGATACAGTAGCAGGAATGATTTCTGATTACAATAAAGATAAAAATAATGAAAATAAAAAAGGAGACACAATAATAACAGGTAATAACTTCCACCTAAGAGAAGAAGCTGATATTAAGCGTGTTGCCTACGAATTAAAAAGATTAGATGACAAGAACAAAAGACCAAGAGGAAAGAGAGGTTGATATAGATGAGCTATGTGAAATTTAATGGAGAAGATATACCATCATTCTTAAAAGTGACTGATATATCTTTCCCCGCCATAGGGGATATATCCATTCAAGAGTCAAATGCGCCTGGGAGAATAGGAAGTATAGATGGTGGCATAACAAGAGGTGGTAAAACTATCAGTCTTACTTGTAAAATAATTAAGAAAGACAATACAATACATGAGTATGCAGACGCATTAAAGAGATGGGCTAAGGGTGATAATTGGAAAGTGTCAAAATTAGAGTTTGGTGAACAAGATGGGTATTATCTAAATGCTCGTGTATCTAACTCTATAGATATTGATGACTTATATGCAACAGGGGAAACAACTATTGAGTTTTATGCTGCAGACCCTCTAAAGTATAGTAATAGAATCTATGAATCGACAAGGCGTTACCCAGATGTCCTCTACATGGAGACTTTTCAATACTATGGTATAGAAGACACACCATTGATGATAGAATTAACATTAAATAGAGATTCCAATAGAATACACATATTTGATGGTGCAAATGGTAAAAGTATTAGATTAATTGGATATTTTTTTGCTGGTGATAAAATAACTGTAGATTCTAATAAGAAAGTAGTTAAAGTAAATGGAGATGTTAATATGAAGTATTTTGATATGGATAATGAATGGCTTTATGGTAGTTATGGCACTAACAATATAAGTTTACATGTTGATTATCTTAAAGATCATGAATTTAAAGTTTATTATCGAGAAGTTAACTAATCATAATTAATATCCTTGTTTAGTAATTATTTAAGTGTTCATGAGTATCATTTTATGAGTGAATGAAAAAATAAACAAAAGATTCCCCTTCAAGAGAAATTAAGGATGCTTAATGCCCTTACTTCCTTGCAGGGGAATAACAATGAAAACTCAATATGAACTTTAAATGCAAAGAATTTATTTAATCAACAATTGAAACATATAAAAAGTTATTATATTATTCTTTGGATAAAACGTTATAAAATACACGTTAATTGCATATAACTATATTAGACAATTAATTACAGGAAAGGAAGATTACAAATGAACTTTTATATAATGAATAACAATAATGAGATATTAGATGTTTTATCAACTGACTCTGTAGGTTCTCATGCCTATATATTAAATGCTACTGTTGATGAAAAAATTAATAGCTATGACGAACTGACTTTAGAATATCAACTAAATTCAAATGAAGATAAAAAAGATCCTAATACAGATTCAATGCACACTATTGTATTTAATGATGTTTTTGGATGGAGAGAATATACTGTTAAAGACATAAAAGATACAAACGATGGTGTGTTTCTAAGAAGAGAGATTGTTGCTGAACTAAGCTCAGTAGAATTAATGGATGAAAATGTAGAAAATGAAGTATCAAGACTGTCTAACAGGGTTGATGGATTAATAGGACTTGCATTATCACATACAAGATGGGAAATAGGAGAAATAGACAAATCTATCGAAAGAAAAGATTTTTATATTGAAACTTTAAATAGAAATGTATTAGAAGTTATAAATGATATATGCAACGTTTTTGATTGTGAAATAAGTTATTCATATAGATTTGAAGGAAACAAAATTACAAAAAGATTAGTGAATATATATTCAACAATAGGTAAAGATGTTGGAAAGAGATTTGAATTTAATAAGGATGTTAAAAGTGTTGAAAGATTGGTTGATAAATCTGAGATTAAAACAGCGATAAACCCAATAGGTAATGAAGATGAAGATGGTAATGTTATTACGATTGAAAATATTGAATGGTCTTCATCTACAGGTGATCCATTAGATAAACCTCTTGGTCAAAAATGGATAGGTGATGAAAATGCTCTTCAGTTGTATGGAAATTTAACTACTTCAGGTAGCAAAAAGCATAGAATAAAAACAATTGATTATGATGCTGATAATGCACAGGATTTAATCACAATGGCTTATAAGGACCTTATTGACTTATCTGTTCCTAAAGCAACTTATGAAATTGAAGCCTCTGATTTATATTCAATTACTGGAGATGCAGATTATATGAGCGAACGAGCAGAAATAGGTGATTTTGTCATTGTAAAAGACAATGATTTAGATATAACACTAAAGAAAAGATTAGTTGAGGCAACAAGAGACTTACTCAATCCGATCAATAATAAATTTACAATTGGTGATCTAAATAAACACTACATTGATAATAAAAAAGAAAGTGAAAAAGAAGCAAGAGAAGAAAAAGAAAAAAGAGAAGAAAGAGAAAGAATACAAGAATATATTAAAAGACTTCAAGATATTGAGAATAAAGTTTTACCAAAAGAGACTAATTATGCAGAAAAGGTAAAACCTATTAAATACATGAAAAATCTTGCTTCTATTGTTGAAACTATTAGACAAAACCAAACGAATTTATATGTGGACAGTTCACTTGTAATGACATTTACAAGAAGAACTAATTTTATGGACTTTAATTTTAGATTTTTTCATGAAACATTTGTTTGGAAAGATCCATCTGAACCTGAAAGGTATTCAATAAGTTTAAAGTTAAGAGGATTTTCAATAGAAGAATATAATGATGGTAGCTATAACCAGATAGAATGGGAAGATTTTAAACGAGAAAATATTCATAGTGAAAATTTTAAAGATGGTATCAATTATGTTTCAATAGAGAATCAAATTGATCATAATGAAATAACACAAATTAAAGAATTAATTATTAAACCTTATGGAAGCGAATTTGAATACACTTATAACCTTAGTGAATCTGATTATGAAATATTGAATAAAGCTTATAATGTTGAAGAAAATAATAATCTGATGAATAATCCATACTGGTCAAAAGGTGAACCTTTTAAAAAAATGAAGATAGAAACTGAAGTGGTAGACAACGCTGGTAATATAATTACTGGTGGTAGTTACAATGGAAGAATGCTTATAGAAAGACAACCTCGTTCTGACAATACACCTGAAGATCCTTGGGGACATGTTGCTAAACAACTTAATAACTCGTCCATAAAATTAAAGAAAAATACGTTATATACTTTAATAATTAATCTTGAAAATAAGGAATACTTTGATAATTATCAGCTTAAAAATAGATCATTAATATTTAATGCCGGTGATTTTCATGCTACTGCACCCCAAATAGATATAAGAAATGCAATAGGTAGTGATAAGGTATCAATAATACTTGATGAGGATCAAGAAATTACTGAATCATTTTTGATGACTTATTCAAATCCATATAAAAATCGGGGTCGTGTAATAATAAACAAATTAGAATTGTTCGAAGGATTTCAAATGAGTGGAAACCCTAAATTCGTTGAAGATCGTCTGTACAGTGATTTTATCAACGATGAAAAACAACTTTTCGTAATGACAAATGAAAAAGAAGTAAAACTTTCAAGGATGTTGATGGACTCGGATGACCCTAATAATAAACTTATTGATCCACCTTATGATGATGCTTCGAGAGTTATAACAAATAGTAAAAATGAAATATTTATGTCTTATAGAACAACAATAAATTCTATTGATTATATTATTGATAATCCATTCCTTCCCGATATAGGTTATACTCAAGCTCTTGGAAGTCTATATCTACATTATGATACACCTGCAGAAAGAAGCTTCGCCCATAAATTCTTTGCCGAAAAATTAGAGAATGTATCGTTTAAAATAGGTCATGTTAATACTGTTATGGAAAAAGACAAGCCATATATTATATCTTTTTTAGCAGATTTAGAAGGAATGAATGGTAAAGGATACTTGAATATTTTCCTAAAGAGAAAAGATAGTGAATTAACTCCCGATTTCAATATTAGAAATGTAACTGATAGTCTTTTCATTGAAGACTATGATCATGGTCCACTCAAGAGATATATGTATATCATTACTCCAGATAGAGATATAGAGGATGTTGAAGTTTTTGCGACAGTAAGACGCTGTTATTCTGGTAGTTGGGATGTAGGAGTGTGGCCGATAGATGGTGAAATGCCTCCTGATTTTCCTCCATATTTAGACCATCGTCCTAATACCAGTTCATCCATACTTATGAACTTTAACTTAACTTTAAAGGAGTTTTCTATTCAGAAAGGGTATAAATATAGTGTGTATAAACCGAGTGACAAAGATGAATTAGGTGTAACAAAATTAGAAGGAGAAGTTAACGATATTAATAAAAAAATAGATACTATTGACAATTCTTATCAAAGAGGAATGGCTATGACATCAGATGGTGAGGTTTTCGTTGAACTTTTAGAAAGAATTGTTAGCAATATGAAACCTGATGAAGAATATCATGTATTTCTTCAACCAATGGGTAATGTTAGTGTTTGGGTAACCGATCCTGGTACAACAGGGTTTACAGTAAATTCATCTGTACCATCTGTTAAGTTTTATTACAGAGTTGAAGTTTTGAAAAAAGAAGAAGGCTAAGAATAAATAATAGTTGAAGAAAGTGACGAATCATTCTCTTAATCATTAATATCACTCATTCATCTTGCCTATTATAAGTGAATGAATAAAATAGAGCAATCTCTTACATTACTTTGTAAGGGAAAGCTCTTTTTTTTATTGATAACAAAGAGAGTGAAGGAGGAATTAAGATGGCTTATCTTGAAAGAGCAAGCGTTTGGCTTGGAGGTGGTCTTGGAATTATCTATACCTTTGTCAATGGAACGTTAGGACAAACGTTTTGGATATTACTTGGTGTGATGGTTTTAGATCTAATTACTGGTTTCATGAAAGGACTTGCGAATAAAAAAATGAGCAGTTCTGCTATGAGCGTTGGTATTTTAAAGAAAGGTGGCATTATTTTTGCGGTAATTTTTGCGTATTTACTTGATCTATTGATGAATGGTGGTCAATCAGCATTTGTTGTCATGATGATTTGGTTGGCTATTGCTAATGAAGGCGTATCTATTATCGAAAATCTTAGACATTTAGGTGTCAACATGCCGAAGGCAATCACTGATCGGATGAATGATGTGATTAAAGAGTATGAAGGTAAAGATGATTTTGAAATTAAAGATGATATTGAAAAAGAAATTGAGAAAGAACAAAAAGGAGATGAAAAAGAAAATGACACTAAAAATAAAGAAACATCTGGCGATAAGGAACCACAAGAAAAACCTAAACAAGCCTAAATATATTGTTATTCATGATGTTGGTGCCTTGGGTCAAGCGATGTCTAATGCTTTATACTTCCACTCGGTCAATCGTGGTGCCAGTGCGCATTATTTTGTCGATCCAAAAGAAATAGTGCAAGTCGTTAAGGATACTGACGCTGCTTATCATGTAGGTGATGGGCATATTAGTGGGAATTACACAAGTCAAAATATCAAATCTAAAAGCGGTATTACAAACTTGAATAGTATTGGTATTGAGATGTGTCTATATCCACGTGTTAATTCTTATGCTCAAAGTTATATTGAAGATGCGACTGTTAAGAAAACAATCGAACTTACTAAATATCTAATGAAAAAATACAATATTCCTGCTAAAAATGTCGTTCGACATTATGATGCAAGCGGAAAAAATTGTCCGGGTCGTTGGCGAAAGGATAATTGGGCGAAATGGCACCAGTTTAAAAATGACATTCAAGACCTCCCAGCAAAGGAAGTAAATAAACCAGCCTCTGATACTTATGTTGTTAAAAAAGGTGATACATTATGGGGAATTTCAAAAGAATATAATATTTCAGTTGATACTTTAAAGGAAATTAATAACTTAAAGGATAATACGATATATCCTGGAGATAATATAAAATTATCAAACGAAAACAAATCCACTTATAAAGTAAAAAAAGGTGATACATTATGGGCAATTGCTCAAAAGTATAAAACAAGTGTAGAATCAATTAAGAGCTTAAATAAGCTTGATACAGACGTTTTAAGCATTGGTCAAGCACTTCATATTGATAGTAATCGAAACGTAGTAGAGGCGCCAGAAAAGGTTAAAAAAGAAAAGGTTGTTAAAACTAAATTTAAATTACCTTCAGTAACCTATTACGTTAAGAAACCAATGTTTAAGGGTAATGGCGTCAGAACAGTTCAAAAAGCTTTAGCGTCTATTTATTTTTATCCTGAAAAAGGTGCTAAAAATGATGGTGTCGATGGTTTCTATGGTGAAAACACCGCAGACGCAGTAAAGAGATTTCAATCAATGCATGGATTAAAGCCAGATGGTATTTATGGTAAGAATACGAAATCTAAGCTTGATAGTCTCGTAAATAAATAAGTGAAATTATAAGACCTATGGAGGAGTTACCTCTTTAGGTCTTTTTTAATGCCCTTCTTTCAATAAATGGTCTTTTTTTAAAGAAAATATACAAAAAGATGTCGAATACATACGTTTTTTGGAATATATGAAAATTTACATACATACAATAAGTCAGAAGAAAAAAGACTATAGGAGGTCATGTCGTTATGCTACAAATAAGCAAAAAAGAGCGCTCTGCAAGACGAAAAGATAAAGAAAAACGTCGCGTTCTACTACAAAAAACAATTGTTACAAAAAAGACAGAAATAGATGAAAAGACAGAGAAAATAATGAACTGGATAAACGAACATTATGTAACTACAAGAAGAAAACGTGTTGATCAATATAAGAATAAAGATGGAGAAGTTAAATACGTAACGTATGGTGGCTCTGATGGTAATAATAAAGTGTACATGCATGATAGTGCATTAAAAGACCATTTATCAATGGAAAAGACGATTGGTGTATTTGCTGCAGAAATTGGAACGAAATTTGTCACATTTGATGTTGATTATGAAGATGACTTAGATAAAGCTGAAGATACAACACTATCTATCATTAATATATTAAAAGGAGAATTTGAATTAAAAGATGACGAAATACTGGTGTCTTTTAGTGGTTCTAAAGGTTATCATGTAGAGGTTTTCTTTAACAAAATGGTTTCACATAGAAAAATAGATAGATTTTATAAGCTGATAATCAGAATGCTTGATGTGTCTACTATTGATGTTGAACTTAGACCTACAAAGGGTCAAGCAGTCAAATTACCATTGTCTGTTAACATGAAGACGAATAATAAATGTTATATTGCAGACCACAATCTATTGACTGAAATAGCTGATGAATCTATCTTGAATATAAACAAGATTGACTTTGATAGATTAGAAGAAAACTTTGATGAATTAGAAGAGTTATTCCCAGTGATAAAAGATTCCCCTTCAAGAGAAAATAGACAAACAAATGAATTAAAATTAGATGACAATGTCGAAATTGAGTCGATTGAGACTGTTTTAGACGCAGGTATGTTAGTTGAGAGTGGAAGTAGACACAATGTTACGTTAGGAATTGCTGCTCTTTACAATACTGAGGGTAGAACTGAAGAAGACGCTCTTGATGTAATATGGAGTATCTTAACTTATACATTCAACAAGCATAGAACGATGATAGGTAGCTCTTGGAATTTATCATCTCTAAGAAAAGAGACTGAAAGAGTTGTTGGTGTTTGTTATAAAAGTGATTTAAAGATAGGTGCTGAAAAACGTAACGTCTATATAAGTAAAGAAGATATTCTTTATGTGTTACAGGCGAAAAAACAGGTTGAAAGAGAAATTTTGTTAGCTATGCTCGTTCACAGTCGTAAATACGCAAATAATGATGGTGTTTTCTACTTAACAAATAATCAAATGGTTAAGTATGGTATTACGTCTAATCGTTCAAGAACAAAAGCATATAGAGAAAGACTTGAGCAACAAGGACTTATAGAAACAGTAAAGCAAAATGAATATACAGGAAGAAAAATGATAACAGACTCTGGAACAGAATTAGCAATAAAAGACCCAAATAAATATAAGGTATTAGGCGCACCTGATCAAAATGAAGCAGGTACTCTTATAAACAAAGTTAATGTAAAATTCCTTGATAAAATAGTAACAGATTTTTTAAATGAAGATGAAGCAAGAAAGAATTACTCAAAAGAGCAATTTTATACAAGAATCAAGAAGTATTATGAATAGAGTTCTTTTTTCTTAAAAGTGTAACATAATAACTTATTCATAATATCCTTACTATTAATAC